CAGCGGCAATCTGCGTCACGATGTCTTCGGCTGTGAGCTCAGTTCCCACGAAGGTGACCGTTCGGTTGCCGCCACCATCCTTGTCGATGATCAACGTCAGACCATCGAGGTCTATCGTGCCGCCGACGTCCTTCGGAATCTGAATCACCCCGTTGAGGAAAGACGTGGCCTCCTTCAGGGTGCGAAAGTAACGATGTGCCCAGGTCGCCATCTCGACCTCCTCTTAGTAGTAGATACCGAAGTACCCGTTGATGGCAAAGAGCTCGCTCGAGACGCCCCCTTCACCAGTCAGAATGCCTGCGATGTTCTGCGACACCTTGGCCTTCGATTTCCACATCTCCCACTTGTTGCAGAAGAGCTGGATCCAGCTCTGGAGCAAGGGAGTCTTGTCGCTCACCGCGACGTTGAGGCCGCCATCCGAGAAGGGCAGATGATTGCGCGTCTGGAGCAGCCCGATCGTGTGCAGGATCTGGCAGATCGTCCCGTTGCGAAGCGGGTGGACCCAGCCCTTCTGCACGAACATCTCGAAGGTGTAGAACCCCAGATGAGGCGGCTCGGAGTTGAAGTCGCTCAGGGCCTCCATGCAGCAGAACGCGATCATACGATCGTCGGTCTCCTCCCCAGCCACCAGCCGGTTCAACTCCGGGAAGTCCCGCATGAACAGACGGGTCTGAGCCACGAAGTGGTTGAAGGTCTGGGACGCCCCGGGGATACTCGGGGTGTCGAGGCCCTGAAGACTTGTCACTTCTTCTTCCCCTTCTTGGACTTCTTGCGCTTCGGAGTGATCTTCACCTCATCGTCATCGGTGCCGAGCTCTCCGTCGTCACCAGCCGTGACCTCGACGTCCATGGCACCAACAGACGCCTTCACGGACTTCTCCGCAGCGGCCTTTTCGGCGACCTGGGCGAAGTGAACCTTGAACCGCTCTTCCTTCTCCGACGCTTCCGCCTTCTGGTACCAGTCGGGGATTCCGTCGACGCTGACTCGATGAGCGTTGATGTGCCCCGAGACCTGCGCCAGCGGGAAGTCTGAGAATTCGTGTTGGTCCCCTGGGAGAATCTGCACACCACGGATCTTGATCTTGTTCGGGGTGCGCGGCTTCTTCTCCCACGGGGGAGTCCTGTCCGTGAGGTTGTAGATGATCATCCGAGCCTCTCCATGATCTGCTTCTTGGTGAGGGCCTCGAGGGCTCCCTCGTCCTCGCCGAGGATGACCGCTGCGTGTGCGATGAGCTCAGCCTTGTTCATCCGCTCGACAGGCTTCTCGGGCTCGGCGGTCATCTCTTCTTCGGGCTCCTCTTCGAGCTCGGCTTCTTCCTCTTCGAGCTCTTCGGCCTCCTCCTCTGAATCATCCGCAGCTTGCTCCTCGTCTTCGGGCTCATCATCGGATGGCTCCTCCACGGGCTCTGGGGTGTTCTCGACGACCTGACGGTCGAGGGAGTCGAACGCGAAGAGCGGGCCGTTGTAGACCCCCTCGTGGACAGCGATCAGGCCTGCCGCCTGCTTCTCCTTGAGCTCGTCCCAGTGCTCGTTGAGGAGATCCTCGTCGATGACGATGCCACCGCGGTTCTTGCCACGCACGAGGCGGAACTTGTTCCCGCAGATTCGCTGAAGGGGACGGGCTCGGGTTGCCGACCTCGCACGCGCCACGCGCGTCTCGGTCCGACGAACCATGTTGGTGATAACGAACTTCACAGGATCAACCTCCTCACCTCAGATACGAGGGGCGCGACGCCGCTTGTGGACGCCGCGCCCCTCTGAAAACGCGCGATGCGGTGTTGCCGCTTGGACGAAGGAACAAGCCGAAGCTAGTAGACCTTCACCTGCGGGAACACCAGGCCGGAGTCCACTCGGTTGTTCACCGCGCCGAGATCCGCCTCGTCGACCGGGGTCACGTCGGACCGGATCGAGTCGGTGTCGTTCAGCGTGGCGTCGCCCGCGTAGAGCTCGAGCTTCCGCACCGAGGCGATGTTCACGATCGACATCGCGATGTCCTCCCAGCTCTGCCAGGTGATCAGGTTCGCGATCTTGTCGATGTAGAACTTCGTGTTGTTCAACACGTAGAACTTCCCGAGGAACTCGGGCGACGTGAACACGTAGAGGTTGCCCGTGCGGAGGATGTCGGTCTTGATCGTCCGGACGAAGGCCCGACCGAGGAGCGTCGAGTACTTGTAGCCCTCGACGGCGGTCTCGCTCTGGAGCTTGTCGCCGAAGTCCTCGACCGTCCACTGGTTGAGATCGTCGAAGTCGTACTCGGTCATGAGGACCTTCTGAGCACGCAGACGATTCCCGTCCAGCAGCTTGTGGAGATTGACGATGTCCGGGCGCTGGAGCGGCCAGACGTAGGCGTTGTCCGTGACGCCGGGCTGACGAGCGAGCTCGCCCTTGCGGACGGAGAACTCTCGCGGAGGCGTCAGGCCGTTGATGCTCGCGTTGTTGAGCGCGGGTGCGGCGGCGACGGAGTTGGCCTCGGCCTGCATGGCCTGGACGGCTGCCTCGAGGTGCAGGAGGAACTCGCGGTCCTCCACCTCCTGGATGTCCTTCACGCTGTTGTCTTCGATGACGCGCGTGATGGGCATCTCGTAGGCGAGCAGCTCCTGCTCCACCTTCTCGAACTTCTCGGACGAGATGGTGAAGAAGGGGATCTCGGCGCGAGGCGCGCGGATGAAGCGAGCCTTGGGCTGACCACGGAAGGTGATCGCCATGGCGCGGCTCTCCGGCTCCACGTCGATGATCTTGACGAGGGTGTCGTGGCGCGTGGACCGCTGACAGTCCGCCTTGGTCACGTTCTCGGGTGGCAGGATCTGCCGAGAGAAGGCGACCTCGCGCAGCCGGTCACGAATGAAGGTGCCGCCTGCGGCCGCGACCTTCTCCTTGCCCTCGTAGCTGTCGAGGTTCTGGACGAAGAGATCGTTGAGGACTTGAGATCTGGTCGACATGTGATCCCTCCTTCCTTACACCAGCGTCTGCTGGAACTGGAGCCAGCCGCCGTTGTCGGCTGCGAGCTTCGTGACGTACCCGATGACGGGGTTCGCCCCGCCGGCGTGGGTCTGGAGACCCGACCTCGTTCCGGTGATGCCGGTCGGCGTGACGTTCGCCACCTCGAGGGCTGCGCCGAGGGCCGGAGCTGCGCCGGTGTTGAACACCTTCGTCTCGGCCCAGTAGCCGCCCTGGAAGAGGACGTCGAGCTTCCCGTCTGCGATGGCCTGGCCGTCGGAACGACCGAGCTCCATGAAGAGGCACCACGGTCCGGGCGGGATGCCCGGGTTCGCGGCCCTCGCCAGCTTGTAAGTGGCGTCCAGCGTCAGCCACTCGCCCATCACGAGCGCCAAAGGAGCGGCACTCTCGAAGTCCATCAGAGCGCGGTCGGAGACCACGAAGTCCTGACGGTTGACGGCGGCGACTGGGCTGATCGTCCGGAAGTAGTTTTGGTACACTTTCCGATCCTCCCTAGATCAAGGTTCCTTGTTTCCGTTCACCCAGCAGATCTCCGGGTTAGCCCAGGATGGCGTTCTCGAACGCCGCCGAGGCTCCTCCGGTGGATCCGCCCCCAGTCGAGTTGGTGTCCTCGCCCAGGAATCCCAGCGGGTTGCTGCGGGCCGTCATGCCGACGGCTTCCGCCACGACCTCGAGCTTGCCCTCCGCGGCTTTCTGCATGAGGTTCTCACGCAGTTCGTCCTGATCGAGACCCTTGTTCAGGTTCTTCTCGATCATGGCCGCGGCGACCTTCTCGACGCGCTCGCGAGTCTGGTAGTCCCCGAGCATCTGTTCGGCGCGGATGGCCCGCTCCTTCCAGTGATCACGCTCGGAGGCCGTCTTCACGAGAGCCTCTGGGATCTGCTTGAGGACGGCCACCACGTTTCGTGCACTGAGCTTCTGCATCATGGCCTCCTCTACCGGGTGGCTCCCGGTCCCCGACCAGCAGCCCACAGAGCACCAGCATCCTCCGTGTGCCTCTGGTCAATTCGTGAAGCGATCTTGCAGAATCCACACTCGCCTTTGCCCCCGCAGGTGCATCCGGCGCTTGCGATCTTCTGCAAGTGAACACGAGCCTGTGCCGCAGCGACCTTGGCACCGGCCTCGTTCACCATCCCCGAACCGAGGGC